ACATTGTGTGATACATTTTGACTTCATTTATTACGAATTCTAACAATGTCGTTACATTTCGAATATTTAGCAACTCAAAACCCCCTTTTGAGTTGTTATAAAAGTGGTTGACTTAACTCAAAATGGCTTTTTCCAATCTTCTCTAACTATTATTATTACTATAATTACTTATTATTATATTTTTATTGAGTCCTCTGAGTTGCTGTTTTTAAAAAAGTAGTATAGAAAAATAAATAATTATAAATATATATAATAAATATTCTCGTTTTTCAAAAAATAGTTTTTTTATTTAAGCGACTCAGAGGACTCACTAATAGAGCTTTCTTATTATTAGTAGTTTTGCGACGATGAATTGAGTTATTTTTAACATAAAACTAACAACTCAAAAATAACTCATTAAAAACTCAAAAATAACTCAAACCTCTAAAACGGTGCAATAGAAAGGTTTGTGGAGGTTTATGATTGGTTGTGGGGATTGCCCCTCAGTCGTTAAATTTAGGTAACATAATAGGAGTAATTTTGTCGGAATTAAACTTGCGGAGTTTGTTTACTGATTATTAGTGAGGTTTGTGGGGTTTTGTGCTATAATTTATTATCAATGTTACTTAAATTTTAAAATATTATGTTATAATTAGGAATATGGCAAAATTTATGATATAATATTGTGAGGTGATAAAAAATGAAGTTCAACTTAGATAAGAGAAAAAAGAATGATATCAAACCTGAACAGTTGAAAATAGTTGAAGATTTAGTAGAGGTTATGTGCACCCCTGAAATAAGACCTATCGAGGACGTAGCTAAACAGCTCAATGTAGACGTTGCTACTGTGAGACGTCTAATTGGTAATCCTCATGTGAAAAAACTCATACAAAGCCGTATAGAGGACGCTACGATGTTCTATGAAGCGAGGGTATGGGAAAAGCTTATGGAAAAGATAGAAATAGAGAATAGTTTGGATGCTATAAAAGTATTTTTTAATTTGAAGGGTAAGAATGCAAATGGATATAGAGAAAGTAACCATATATCAATAAATAATAATCAAACAACAGCTTCAGGATTAACACCTCAACAGGAAGAAATATATTCGAATATTATTGATGAAATGAGTACAGAAGATGCAGAAAGATTGATAACTATTGAAAGTATTGAAGATTTGGAGGAGGGAGAATAATTTATGGGTATGAAATTGACACCAGCACAGTTTGAATATTTACAAAGGCAAGCAAGAATAAAATTAGCAAGAGAAAGTATTTGGTATTATGCTCAAGCAAGGGCACCTCAATTCTTTACAGAAGAGAAATGGTTTTTAAAGGAAATAATAAATACTGTGCAAGGAATGATTGAGAGAACGTTAATTAATGAAAACACAGGCGAGCCCTACTCAAAGCTAATGATTAATGTTCCACCTCAGACAGGCAAATGCACTTCTGCCGATTATAAGTTACTTACAGCCGATGGATATAAGAAAGCAAGGGATGTAAAAATAGGAGATAAAGTATTTAGTTATGATAAGGGTAAATTAGTTTTAGAAACTATAACTAATAAATGGGATGTTAAAAAGAAATACTACAGGATTATAACCAGAGCAGGGCATAAAATAGAAATTAGTCCAGAGCATAAAATGCTAACAATAGACGGTTATAAAGAAGCTAAGGATATAACTGATGATGATTTTTTAATTAGATTATTTACTACTGAATTACCTAAAGAAGTGGTAAAAGAGATACCTGAGGATGAATTGAAATTTATAACTTATATGTTGTTTGATGGGTGTTGTAGAAATAACCATTATAGTTTTACTAAATATGATGCAAATGTGTTAGATGATTTACAAAAAACAGCAAGTAATCTAAAAATACCTCATAGAATGTCAGAAACTATGTTATTTTTTATAAAAGGAAAATATTCAGATTATAAAGCTCGTCAATTATTACAAAAATATGGTATAGACGATAAGCTATCTAAGGATAAATCTTTGCCTAGTCAATTTTTTACTATGCCTTTAAAACAGAAGTATTTATTTTTAGATTTAATGTTCCAAACTGATGGGTATGCAGAAAAGGGACATTTTAGTATTACATTAGCAAGTGAGGAATTATTAAGGGATATACATTTATTACTTCTTACTATGGGTATTCATGCTACTGTATATCATAAATCTATAGAACATGGAAAATTTGAAGCATGGGTTTTGCAAATTCCAAGATATTTTGGTAAGCAAATTTTAGATAATTGTAATTTGGGTTCTAAACGTGCTAATTTTGAAAAATACTATTACAATGGAAAAGAAATTAGAGAGCCAAGAAATCTTACATATCCTTATAAAGTATTGAATGGTCTAAAAAATCTACATAAAACAAAATTGAAACACCATAGATATAAACATAAGAATTTAACTTTAAGTAATTTTCAATATGCAAAAGAACACTATCCTGAGTTAGAAAAGTATGAAATGCAAGATTTTATGTATGATAAAGTTGCAAGTGTTGAGTTTGTGGATGAAGAGATTGATATGGTAGATATTTCAGTATCTAACACTGAGAATTTCATATTGGAAGGTTTAGTTTCACATAATAGTAGGTCTATGTCTAACGCTTTAGAATGGACATTAGGAAAATACCCTAATGAAAGGATAATTTATACTTCTTATAATGATGCTACTGCTGAAAAATTTTCACGTTATATAAGGGATACAATTATGGAAGTAAGAGAAGACCCATTAGACCAAAGAATTTTATATCCAGATATTTTTCCAAATACTAAAATAAGGGCTACAAATAAATCAGTTAAACGTTGGGCGTTGGACGGACAGCATTTTAATTTTTTAGCTGCAGGTGTTGGTGGTTCGGTAACATCAGAAGGTGGAAGTATTATTATCGTGGATGACCCTGTTAAAAACGCTGCTGCAGCATTTAATGAGTTAGAATTACAAAGAATATGGGAATGGTACACAGGAACATTGTTATCTCGTATATCAGCAGAAGCTGTTGACCCTATAGAAATAATTATTATGACACGTTGGTCTAAGAGTGATATTTGTGGTAGGCTGTTAGATGCAGATATTGATAAGGAATGGAAAGTAATTTCATATGAAGCATTTGGTGCCTATAATTATGAGCAAAATAAAAAGTTTTATCCTAAGGAAGAGTTTGAAGCAATGGATAGATATAGTAGACGAATGCTATCTCCTAAAACTTTTAAATATAAAAGATATGATTATTTACGTAAAACTATGCCTGATATGATTTTTAGAGCTAATTATCATCAAAAGCCTGTAAATGAAGATAACTTATTGTATTCTAAATTTAATACTTATGCTTATGAGGATATCAAGGATATGGCGTTTGATAGAATTAGAATAAAATTAGACCCTGCAGGTAATGGCTCGGATTATTTTGTATACGCTGAGTATGGTGAGAAAGTAATAGGCGACACAACTTGTGCTTTTATTTTAGATATGTTCATGTCAGACGATAAATATGAGATAGTTATTGAAGAGATAGCAAAAAGAATAGGTAAATCTCAGGCTTCCTTATGTGATATTGAAGGTAATAGAGGTGGAGAAGCTATTTTAGATTCTTTACAGGATAGAATAAGAATGTATGGTAATCCGGGGATAAAATTTAATGTATATGCAGAAAAAGAAAATAAAGAGTCAAAAATAAAGCTAATGGCTCACATTGTAACTCAAAGAATATTTATGCCAGAGGATTGGAAAATACGCTTTGCACCTATATATAACCATGTTACAAATTATCAAAGAGTAGGAAGAAATGCTCATGATGACCCTGAAGATGTATTATCCAATATTGCAAGAGATTTATTAAAATCTCAAGGTGGTTTTGATAATTGGATTAGAAGCATCACAACAGATTGAGGAGGTTTATAAATGGGAATATTCAGTAAATTATTCAGTAGAAATAAGGATTCTACAAGGGGTGAAAAAGCATATTCAGGAAAACTACCAAATTATAATGCAAATTATGACTACTATAAGTTAGCGTATTCTGATTGGGATGCTAAACAGCTACAAAAGAGTATGGAAGATATAGGGATTGTATACAGATGTGTACGTGCAATTGCTGATGATGCTTCTACGATACCTTGGAAGTTATATAGGGTTGTTCAAAGCAGAAATAAAGACCCCGAGTATAAAGAGGTATTTGATGGACAATTAAATCTATTATTGCAACGTCCTAATCCATATGCTTCTTTTTCTGATTTAATATGGAATGTTGTAGCTAATATGAATTTGGTGGGAGAAGGAATACTTGTAAAACGTACTAAAGCAGAATATTTAGACGGTAAAGTACCTTTTATGCTTGAGCCACTCAACCCTGTAAGATGGGCTTTAAAGCTTAATGAATATAATCTTCCAGAGGGTTGGGTAAATATAATGAAACCCGGAAGTGTTATGATTCCTTATGAAGATACTTTACATTTTAAGTATAACAACCCTGCAAGTATTTATCGTGGTTTAGCTCCAATGAAGGCTGCACGTTTGGCAGGACAGAATGCAAAGTTTGCTGCAGAATTTAATAGAAACTTTTATTATAACTCTGCTAACCCATCAGGAGCTTTTATATTACCACAAGGAAGTACATTGAATGAATCAGAATTTAAGAGATTGCAAAAACAAATTCTAAAAACTTATGGTGGGCTAAAAAATACAGGAATACCTGTTATATTAGAAAATGGAATGGATTTTAAGAAATTCCAGATGTCTCATCAAGAATTGCAATACTCAGAAAACAGAATTGAAGATAACAAAGAAGTAGGGCTTGTATTTGGTGTACCTGAAGCTAAATTATATGGGACGTCTACAACATATGCGAGTGCTATTCAAGCAGAGAAGGATTATAATAAATATACTTTATTACCTATTATGCGTCAAATAAAACAAGTATTAGATAATGGTTTAGTTTCGGATTTTTATGGTAAATTTAGCAAATATTCTTTGAGATATGAAGATTTTGTGGCAGAAGATATTCAATTTAAAACGTCTAAGGTAGCAAGGTTTGTGAAATCAGGAATTATTACAGTTAATGAAGCAAGGCAAGAAATGGGATATCCTAAATCTACAGACCCGAATGCAGATGTATTACAAATGAGTTATTTAGATACTGATTTTGATGCCAGCCAAGAAGCACCTGATGAGAATACCACTCAAATGTAACAATTTGGTTAAGAGTTAAAAAATTCACTATAATATGGTATAATTGAATAGTGGAAGGAGGTTAGAATATGGAAGTAGTAAAAGATTTAGGAATTTTAGAATCGAAAAGTGAAGATACCTATGCTATCGAGGGGATTGCTTCTATTGAAATGGTAGATAGGGACGGAGATGTTATCTTATTAGATAACATGGATTTATCTGGATTTAAAAAGAATCCTACGCTATTTTTACAACATAATACGTGGGAATTAGGTTCTGGAGCAGGTGTAGTAACGGATATATGGGTAGGTTTAGACCCTGAAGGTAGAAAAGCTTTATATTTTAAAGCTGAGCTTGATAAGGATGATGAAAATGTACAGAGAGTATATGCAAAATTGAAGAAAGGTATTGCAAGAGGTATTTCTATAGGTTTCACTCCAGTGAAATATGTAGCTAATGAGCATGGAGGATATAACGTAACAGAATCTATTTTAAATGAAATATCTATTGTTAATGTAGGAGCTAATCAGGGTGCTTATGTTACATCTGTAAAATCACTTGTAAAAGATAGTGCTTCAATTGCTATGTCTTCTAAAGAAAATAGTAAGTCAATTGTACCTTCTTCCGATGCAAATAATCAAATGATTGTGAAGTTAAGTGAAGCTGACGCAAAATTAATAGCTCAAGAAGTTGTGAAATTATTAGAATTAAAAGAACAAGAAAAATCGGAAGTACAAGAAAAATCAGCTGAGGAAATACCAGATGATGTATTTGAATTTAATGGTGAATACGTTAGAATAATAAAATAATTAGGAGGTAATCGCATGGATATTAAAACTCTCAAGGTAGAAGATTTAACCGAAGAAATTAAGAAACAAAGACAGGCAAAGATTCAGAGTCTTATAGCTGAAGCAGAAGAACTAAAGAAATCAAAGAAGTTTCATGGGGCAGTCGAGAAATATGAACAGGTTTTAGAGCTTGACTCAGAAATGGTTGACGCTAAAGAAGGTCTTGAAGAAACAAAAAAAGAGATAAAGTCATTTCAGGAAAAACAAGCGTATGTAAAGAATGTAGTACTATATGACCTCAAAGCTAAGTACCACAAAACTTATTTAGAAGAGAGAGTCCCAGGGGTTGAGTTCAAGCTAAAGAACAAAGGCAACAAGACTCTCAATGAAGTAGAAGTTACTGTCTATTTCAAGGACGCTACAGGAACGATAATCGCCGAAGAAGATTATCATCCTG